ATGCAACAAGCGCAATTCTAGATGTTAGCCAGGCACTCGGGCAAGATTTGCAATCAACATCGATACAGGTAGGCAAGGCGCTGAACGATCCTGTAGCGGGTATTGGTGCATTGTCTCGAGTAGGCGTAACATTTAGCGAAGACCAAAAAGCAATGATTAAAAGCCTGGTAGAAACGGGCAATGTTGCAGGCGCGCAACAAGTGATTATTGCAGAGTTGAATAAAGAATTTGGCGGTAGTGCTGCAGCGGCTGCCGATACGTTTGCAGGCAGGCAGGCACGATTAGCAGCGCAATTTGACGACGTAAAACAAAAAGTTGGTGACGCGTTATTGCCTGTGCTCGGCAAATTGATGGATTTATTCGCTACCAAGTTTATGCCGTATATCGAAATGGGAGCAACTGCCCTGGCTGATTTGATTGCAGGTTTTGAAACCGATCAGGTAGGCGTATGGGTTACACAGTTGCAGACGGCATTGCAGCTCGTAGTGAGCAATTTTGATACCGTTAAAAACAACCTGGCTGCATTTTGGGAGGCATTCCAAGACAGCGATACTATTCTCGGTTTGCAAGCGGCATTTGCTGGATTGATGGCGGGTTTGGGCTCGCTGTATGCATCATTTCAAGCAATTCTGCCATCACTGATGAATATATTTACCGATTTTGGCACCATTGTCGGCAGCGTGTTGTATTCTGTCGGCGGGGCAATCGGGCCGCTAATTGCCTTAATTGGTGAAAAAATCGGCATGCTTATGCAGGCATTAGCACCAATTGCAGAACAAATCATGAGCACGCTAGCCAGCCCAGCGGTATTATCTGCCATCGATGCAGTAGTGCAAATATTTGGGCTGTTGGGTGAAATCATCATTACTGTTGTGTATAACCGTATTATGTTGCTGGTAGATGCATTTAAAACGCATTTGCTACCGATTGCAACAACGGTTATAAACGGGCTTGCTACTGTCATTAATGCTGTATTCCCTGTCATTAAAGGCATTTTAGAGAGCGTCATTTTATACATTAATGGTGATACCACAGGCGCTATTAATAAGCTCGGCGAAACGTTTGCCACGGTTTGGACAAATATTAAACTGGCAGTACAAGGCGGCGTTGATTACATCGTAACGGCTATTAAAACCAAGATTGAAGAGGCAAAAAACCTCGGCACGGATTTGGTGAAGGGCATTGCGAGCGGTATTGATTTGGGCGTATCGTTTGTAAAAGATGCAATTGAGCGCGTGTTAGGTAGTGCATTGCAAACCGCTCGCGATTGGGGTTTAATTTCATCACCATCACGCAAGTTTGCCGAAATGGTAGGCGCGCCTATTAGCCAGGGCATGGCGCAAGGCATCGTAAACAGCAGCGGACTGGTAGCAGACGCTTCGAGCATGGCAGTAGGCAACGCGGCAAGCGTTACCACGTATAATTACAACCTCAATGCCTCGTATGCTACAGTACAGAGCGAAGGCAGCATTATGCAGGATATGCGAGCTATGCAATTACTGTCGGGAGCGGTGTAAATGGCATTTCAAATACAGTACGCCTCAGGCGGCAACACGTACAACATCAGCAACCAAAGCCCAGCATTTCCGGTGCATTACCTCGGCGATGAAAATTTCGGTATGGCGCCATTGCATATGATTACGAGCCGATCACCAGTACAGCACGGTGATACCACGCTTGATTTTCGCCTTGATCCGCGAATCATACAGATACCGTTGCTGGTAGAGTGCGAAACATTGCAGGAACAATACGACCAGCGTAATTACCTGCTGCAGATGTTCAAACCATCAAACCAAGATGGTACGCTAATTGTGACATACCCAGACGGCAGGCAGCGGTACATTACGACGCGTATTCTCGGCGGCCTCGATTTCAATATGGAAACGTCAGCAGGGCATAGCATTCGCGCTGTCGTACGCATGCGTTGCAGTGATCCTACCTGGTACGATCCGAATCAAATCACGCTGCCGATTGTGACTATTTCGGGTACACCAACCGTATACCCCAAAATCTATGCAACCACATACGGTACAAGCTCATTCGGCGGGGAGTACGATTTAACGTATACAGGAACCTGGCTCTCTTACCCAATCATCACGGTTACGGGACCAGTAACCAATTTTTCGATAACCAACACCTCGAGCAATCAAAATATTACCCTGGTAGCAGGTACCGTGATTGCCGCGGGCAGTACGCTACGTTTTGACCTACGATACGGGTTTAAAACCGTACAAGATCAGACGGGAGCAAACAAAATCGGGTTAATAGACTCGAGTAGCGAGCTGGCACAATTTGCGATATTCCCAGCACCTGACGTGCCAGACGCAATTAATACCCTGGTCGTAACAGGCACGGGTACAACCACGGCAAGCAGTGTGGCACTAAGCTATTACAATCGATACATCGGTATATAGAAGAGGTACAACCATGGCAAGTAATGAGCGGTCGTTAGGATGGAATACAAGCACAAGCAATGACGGAGCTGTAGCATACGACAGCAGCCGAATGATTGCCATGGAACAAAAAACACTCGGCAACGGCATTTTGTTCACTGGCTCAAACCTGGCTATATCAGGCGCCTCGAGCACATTAACCATTGCTGAAGGAGCCGCGCTGATTAACGGCTATTTCTACGAAACGACCACGGCAAGCACTATCAGCACAAGCACGTTAAACGGTACCTATACCCTGGCACTCATTGCAAACGCAACCGGATCGCCTGGTACTACCTGGACAGTTGCACAGACGGCAGCAGCAACAACAACCGTTTTACCATCTACTGTACGTATGGCACTGGCAACAAGCGCGCAATTAACCACAATCGGAGCTGCAAACTATATTAATATTGCAACGGTACAAGTAGGCGCTACAGGCCTGATTAGCAGCGTTATTAGCCTTTATCCATATGCAGCGGGCAGGCAAGTACCAAATACCCAATACTGTTACATGCAAGGCGGTACGGTATCGTTAATTAATGCCAGTACCTATTATGATTTGCTCAATTTTAGTGCACCAACCAACAGCACAGACGGCACCATTACCGCGAATGCAACAACGGGCGAAATCAAACTGCAGTTATCAGGGGTGTATACATTCTCGATTCGTTTGCATTTTGATACCAACACCACAGGCACGCGAAAAGCACTGATACGCAACCTGGATGCAAATTTCTCGTTGATGAGCGCTGCCGTTATGCCGCTCGGATCGGATAGCGTATATCAGGCAGACTATACGTTACCTATTACGGTAACGCCTGGCACGCCTCGCAGTTTCTACCTGCAGGCATGGGCAAGCACGGCAGGGCGATCGATTAACGATAGTTTTATTACCGTTGTGCGAGCGTAACCAATGGCACCATACTACACAATGCAGCTGTACGATAGCGCGGGAGCGCTGCAGGCTGTGGTAACAGATTTTAACAACCTGGCTATTAGCAAGCAGCTCAACGCTATCGATATGCTGGCATTCAGCCTGAGCAACCGGAGCCCAAGCGCGCAATATGTTGTATATGGTGCCATTGTGCAAGTTTGGCGGCAAGATGTTGATTTAGGCATACCCAATACCCTGGAATTCTCGGGGATAATCCGCAAGCGCGTTGTGATTCGCGAGCTGGTTACACAGATATCAGTGCAGGCTGTCGGTATGCTGTCATTGCTGGCTGATCGTATCATTGCATACAAGGCGAACCAAACGAACCTCAGCAAGTTTACCGCTATACCTGCCGAAACGATTCTAAAACGGCTATTCAATTACAACATCGGCAGCCTGGCAACCACAGCAAACGGCAGAATTGCAGACGGGCGAATTACCGGCATGACAACGGCAGCCAGCGGCGGTGCTGGCACGGCATTAACGCTGAAATGTAGCATGCTGCCATTACTCAAAACAATGCAGGAAATAGCCTACAGCGGCGATATGGCGTTTACTCTGTCATATACCGCGCCTGCCAGTTGGACATTTACAACGTATGTAGGCCAAATCGGTACCGATCGCACAGCAACCATTGCGCTATCGGTATCGACAGGTACGGTAGCTCGTATCACACAGACGCAAGATCAGATTACTGATTTTAATTTGGTATATGTAGGCGGCAACGGTACCGAAGAGGCAAAACCAATCATTACATACCCTGGCTCGAGTCTGCCGACGGGTACCAGCTTGCGTGAAACGTTTGTGGATGCTAAAAACCAACAAAACAGCCCAACAGGGTTTTTATCGCAATTTGGCGCCAAAACCCTTGCAGTACAGCGGCGTAAGCGTGTTACCTACGCTGTCGACGTGCTGCAAACGAGCGAAATGCGATATGGCAGGGATTATTTTTTCGGGGATAAAATCAGCGTGAATTGGAATAACACAACCATTGCGCAATATGTTACGGCTGTGGGCCTTGAGTGGAAATCAACAGGGGATGAGGTAATCAGTGTCAAACTCAACAGCTAACATATACGATTTGATTACCAATCAACGCACAGACATAGACAACATTGCAAGTGTTGAATACCCAGCCGCGGGCCTGACGTTGACGCGCTCGGGTACTTTGGCTATTACCACGGCAGGCACTACGATAACCTGGCAAACTGAAACGCGTAATTATGGGTTTACCTGGTCTGGTACAACGATTACCATACCAACAGACGGCTATTATACTGTAGCGGTTTCTGTAGCAATAGCGCTCAATACAACGCTGCAAATACGTATGATTCTCGGCGCTGCAAACAGCCGTGTTACATACAATGCAGCACCACTCAGCACAGGCGGCGGTTTCATGGCATCGGCAAACTGGTGTGTATATTTGAATACAGGCAATACGCTGCAGATTGCATTAACACCAGGCGCAAATACAACGCTGAATCAAAACGGCGAATACAATGCAGCACCATCACCATTTGTGCACATTGCACAACTCACAGGGAGCATCGAATAATGATTATTTTCAAAATACGTATGGTAAATCCTGGTTTGGAAATTCAATATTGGGATGATTTGGGCAATTTGTATGCCGAGGTGCCGAGCGGTACACCAACAACAGATGCACCAACCCAGGCAGAGGCTATGCAGCTTTTGCGAGAGTATCGAAACGCGCGCCTGTTGGAATCAGACTATACGCAGCTCGATGACGCGCCATTAAC